CCAACACCAACGGCCTGAGGACCAAAGAAGAAGCCTTGAGCAACGTCTTGGTTGGAGTAGGAGGCGGGAGTAGCGAAGCTAGCCGAGATTTGCTTGGAGGGGAAGTTGGTCGACTCGAAGAACTTCACACCTTCAAACTGAACACCAGTCGGCATGACGGGTTCACCAGCCAGGAAATAACCCTGACCAGCTTGGGGACCCATGTAGAAGCTGGCGTTGTTAGGCATCATGGGGTTGCCCATGTACATGCCTTGGCCAGGGTTACCGGAGTAACGAGCGATCTCACGGAAGTCGGGGTCACGACGCAGGTGCATCATGAACACGGGATCGCAGATGCAACGATACAGACCGTCAGCAAAGGTAGGAACGTTACGCTTACGCAGGTCCTTAACAACGGTCAGAAGGTCAGTGCGAACCGAGAACTGTTGGAGATCAGCAGTGTACTCAGTAGCCGTGTAAGCGATTTGACCAGAAGAGTTTTTGGTTTTACCACCAGGGAAGTAGTAACCACCTTGAGTGCTGGAAGCAGCGCCGTTAGCTTCAGCTTTGGACAGTTCGTCGATGAAGACGCGATCACGCCACCGGCGATAGTCATCCAGCAGGGTGAGGCTGCCGATCGACTGGTGGAACATGTTGAGATTACCAGTGTCCAGCAGAAGGCGCTGAGCGGTAATCAGGGTTTCACGAGCAATCTTAAAGGTCGAAGGCTGAGTCGGATCGCCAGGATCAGCAGGGCCGGTATATTCGTTAAGCACCACCAGAACTTTTTCTTTGGTGATGTTACGGCTATTGGCGGTACCAATGGTTTGGTCAGCCACACGAGCACGGCTGTCCTTGGTTCCAGGGTTACCCCAGAACTTATAGCGATCGAGCTGAACAGTTTGACCAGGTTGACGAGTAAAGTCGTGGACAACCACGGGCTCTACCGCCATTTCACAGATATAAGCAGGGTGGGGGCGATAAAGCTCCGCACCAAGAATCTTAGGAAAGTCGTTATCAAGGAACACTTTAGTTTATCCTCCAGTACACAGGACGATTATTTGGTGAAAGATTCAGACAATAAATATTGTCTTATCTAAAACAAATTTTAACAGTTGATAATTTATCAATCAAGATATTTAAGGGTAGGAGTATAACTTCTAGCCATTTGTGTATTACTAGAAGTAGCTCGTTCAGGATCAGGGATTGTATTTTGCTGGAATCCTGGAACACCCATTGAAGCTGGAATAGCACCAAGAGCTACACCACCTAGGCCTGCGGCAAGTGCAGACGTAGGAACTAGACCTGCAGCGGCGACTTTACCTAACATACGCGGATGGACATTGCCAGCTGCTTCTGCAGTATTTAAAAGAGCAGCTTGGCGTTTGCCGCCTTCGCGATTTTTTACTGCAGCATTAAGAAGTTGTTCTTGTACCTCTTGTGGCATATATTTGCCAGCAAGCTTCCTTGCGCCAAGCAAACCTGCTCCAGCACCTAAACCACCTGCAATTCCAGCAAGAGCTGCAGTACCGGGATCTTCACCTTGGGCGAGAGCATAGCCGCCGGTAGCTAAACCAGCGGCAGCGGGAATACCATATTTAAGAAGTGGACGCATGGCCTCACTCCATTACAAACAGTTTGTTTGCCAGAACTTGAGGCTGAGCTTGGTTAATGACGCGCCAAGCATTTTGGGGATCACGAGCCATCACTTCATTAAAAGAACCCCAGAAGTTTTCAGGTTGCTGAGGAGCGGCAGCAGAAGGAGGCGCGGGGAACTGAGCACCATACTGCGGATTAACAGGTTCAGTGCGATAACCAGGGGTCTCAAGCTGTTGCTCGTTTTCGTACACAGGGTACGGACCTTCAGGACCAAAGAACTTCAGTGTGTAATCGCTAAGAACATCGGGATTGGTCAGGATCTCGTTATAAGCCAGGTTCTCCTGGTGCTCATTAACGGCAAATTCAGCGTAACCTTTGATGGTATTAGCGGCGCGATTTCCCCACGCGACGGCGCTGTCCAGCATCCCTTCCAGATTCAGGGCGTAGTTGTTCAGAATTGCCGGTGCTTCGATTCCGAACGCGTCCATCACCTGACGGCTTTCCTGGCTCATTCCCACCAGGTCGGCCACCTGCTCCAAGGAGACTGTCGAGGAGGTTTGGGAAGAGTTGGGCGAGTATGCCTGGTTGGGCGACCAGGTCTGCGGAGCCGATGGTTGCGTAGCTTGGCTGACTTGACCGAAGTTCGCCGGTGCGTACTGCGGAGTCGGTGCTGAGGGTTGACCCTGGAACGGGGATTGGACTGGTGCGCTCAGCAGGTTCACCACCTTGTTGAACGCCGATTCCCAGGGATTGCCCGCTGCTTCCGGTTGGGATTGGGGGGCGTACTGAGTAGCGGCTGATTGGTAGCTGGGGGCTGCCTGAGGTACCGCTTGGGGGTAGCTGGTACCCACCTGATAAGCCTGCGGTGCCACTTGGTAGCTGACCGGTTGGCTGGACGGAGCCGGTGCCACGTAGCTGCTGGGAGCGACTGCCGCCGGTACTTGGCTCGTCTGTGGGATCGACTGGACGGTAGCGTCCTGCATAACTCATCTCCTTTTGTAATGCTTCAAGAGTTCGATACAGATATGGGGTTAAATCCAACCTGGGATCTGCAGCCATCGGTAAGTCCGGTGATTGCGGATGGGGAGTCTGCATCATGCCCCCCACCAGGCGTGCGAACGAAGAATATGCATTCTGTAGTTCACCCACCATCCTGAACGGGAACCCAGATAACATCTCGGCCCGTTCCTCATCCGTTTTTGACGGAAAGAGGTATTTCAGTGCTTCAATGCTATCAACACCTAATTCTTGCAAATTTCTAACAACAATCGAGTTGTTAAGAATATCTTGTGTCGAATCTTCGTACACTGGTCCGAGCCAGCGCCACTGAATAGTTAAATCCCCGTCAGGGATCAAACCAAGTACGCCAGGTGGAATTTGTTGTGTACGCACACAAGCCATCATTAACTGCTTAATGCGATCTTCAAATCCAACCAATGCGTCTTTATACATCTGAATAACGCCTTCATCTGCTCCTTCTTCAGGTTCAACCGGTTTTTCTAAACCTGCAGCAGCGGCAAGCGTCTCACGGAACAATCGTTCTTCCTGAAAAATAATCAGTTCTAAGCAGCGACAAATACCGTACGTATAAATAGAATTTGCTTTTTTCTTGGATGTAGCAGCAACACGACCAAACAGAGATTTGTACTCAGTTGCGGTCACACCAGCGGAAATTGATAATTCGTCAACGCCGCCAAGGGCTGTACGGATCTCTTCTCGATACTGACGGGCAAATGCATTTTGGTCTCCAGTAATAGCATCTGGAACGATGTAACCAACTCGATCGTTTGGTTCCAGGTTGGCAATAATCCTTGGTACTCGAATCTGACCATCCATTCCACGGCTGATTGGATCAGCCTTGAACATGGAACGACTAAGGGAAGACGGACTAGCGAACCCTGAATTAGCTGCAATAGAAGGACGCTGTACGACACCCTCCCCACCAGATTCAATTAGGTCGGTCTTGGGACGAGACGAGAGAAGAGTTGGATTACCGAAGAATTGAACGTTCTTACGCATGGTGCGAACCATTTCATCATGCGTAACGATGTGATTAGCAAGTGCATCAAACTCACCAATACCTTCGGTAGAGAATCCCTTGGGGTTGTTAAAGATTTCTACACAAGGAATAAATCCAAGTGTGTTGCGATAGGTTTGTGTTTTACCTGGTACTACTGCAACAGGTTGATCAAAAGAAAGTTCACCTTCCGAATGTGTCTCTTCAATAGTTTTACGTTTAATAGATAGTTTTATATATCTTTTGTGCCCTTGTCCACCAAGGGTTTCCATCCCTGTGATTGAAGTTTGCTGAATATCTTGATTAACGCCAAAACCATTTTTAACTTTATAGCTGTAGATAATGACAACTTCATCAAGCTCACCGTCTACGTTGTAATAGGTACGGTACTCGTGTTTCCTAAAAAAGTAAAGACGATAGTTGTTGGTAGTAGGTCGGATATAAAACAAACCTTGCCCATCGCACAAGAAGTAATCCCAAATGGAATCAAGCCTTGTGTCAATCTGGTTGTATTTGACTACACGATCAATAAAATCTTTGCGCTGATTACCAAAGTTGTCCTGAGCAGGGAAAAATTCGACCCCTTGGCGAATACCAAAGAGTTTCATTTGTGCCAGGTGTGCTGCTACGACGCCGGTATCAACGCCAATTCCACCATCTTTCTCAAGATAGGAATCAACAATTTCCTTGAGTCTGGATTTAGCGTCTGCAGCCATTAACTATTTTCAACCCGCTGGAATTAGTTTAACAGTTTAATTGGAATTTAGGAGACGTATTTATTTTGAAATCCAGGAGGAATTTGTCCTAACTGAGGCCCCATATAAAATTGAGAATTAGCAAGCATGGAAGGTGTTTGCATACCAAGAATATTTCCTGGTGCACCGGGATAATTTCCTAGTGCTTGCCGAAACTGAACATCAATTGCACCTTCACGACCAGGAGCATTCGGAGGAAAAATCTTAGTAGGACTAACGCCTGTTGGTTTTGGGGCACCAGGGCGATTCTCTTGTTGAATTTGTCTATATTGTTGTCCGCCTCCAAAAGGAAGGTCCAGTCCTGCCATCAAGTTACCAGGTGCACCTGGAATTGATGTCATACCGCCGTATCTAA